ATGCGCCGTTGCTGAGCGTCATCGGATCGCCTTTCAGCTCTACATCTACCTCTTTGGCGAACTCAATGATGTACTGCTTGAAGACGTGCGCCTGCGCCTTGCTGGCTGAGAGAAAAATCTGGTTGCGCCCGGTGGTCAGGGCATCGATCAGCGCCTCGCGGGCAAAATAAAACGTCGCGCCGATCTGACGGGATTTAAGCACGTTGCGGATGCGGTGCTTGTTGCCCGCATCCCACCACTGGCGCTGATAGCCGAACATCGAGCCGTGGAAAATCTCCTGCAGCTTCTCGATCTGTTCGTCGCTGAAAACGTTTTTTTCCGGTGGCTTGCGGGGGCCGCTGTTTCGGTTTGCCACCTTCGGGTTCAGGTCCGCCTCGTTCCCGCCGTTGCTGAACTTGCCGATGCGGGCGTGGCGCTCGGACTGGCGCGCCAGCAGGTCAATTTCCTTGTAGTCCTTCCCTTCTTTCGTCTCCTTCATGACCAGCTGACAGTAGCGCGCGGCGGTGGTGAGCTGCATCTGGTCAAGCGGGCCGTAGTCGTTCCACTTGTCGCGCTTCTTCCAGCTGTGAACGGTTGCGGGTTTCTCTCCCAGCATTTCAGCAATGCGGGCGATACGGTATCCCTGAAAGTACAGGAGCAAGGCCTGCCTGCGGGGATCGAGGTCTTCGGGGGCGAGTGTCGTTGTCATGGCCCCAAAATACGGCCCCGGCGGTCCCTTTTCCGCCGCCCCTCATTGTGTGGTTTTCCGCACAATGGCCCCGCGTTGTTTCAATACCCCTCCCGCCGCAAACATAGAGCCTCAAAGCGATTTTTCACAACGGAGCCTGGCTCATGACAGTAACTGCAAAGCGTTTTCGGATCGGGGTGGAAGGTGCCACCACGGACGGGCGCGAAATTTCCCGCGAGTGGCTCGTGCAGATGGCCGCCGCGTACAACCCGCAGGTCTACACCGCGCTGATTAATCTGGAGCACATCAAGTCTTACGCCCCGGACAGCACCTTTAACCGCTACGGCTCGGTGAGCGCGCTGGTTGCGGAGGAAATCACCGACGGACCGCTGGCCGGGAAAATGGCGCTCTACGCCGACATCCTGCCAACGGATTCGCTCGTCGAGCTGGTCAAAAAGGGCCAGAAGCTTTTCACCTCCATGGAGGTCAGCACCAAATTTGCCGACACTGGCAAAGCCTACCTGGTCGGCCTGGCTGCCACGGACGATCCGGCGAGCCTCGGCACCGAAATGCTGGCGTTCAGCGCGGCGGCGGAAAAGAACCCGCTGGCAAACCGCAAGCAGCACCCGGACAACCTCTTTACCGCCGCCACCGAAACCGTGATCGAGCTGGAAGAGGCGCCCGAAGAAAAGCCCGCCCTGTTTACCCGCATCAAGGCCATGTTTGCCAAACAAAAGCAGACCGACGACGACCGTTTCAGCGACGTGCATCAGGCGGTCGAGCTGATTGCCAGCGAGCAGCAGAACTATGGCACCCGCACCGACAGAACGCTGGGCGAGCAGGCCGAGCGCCTGAGCCAGCTGGAAAGCAGCCTGCAGTCGCAGCTGGATGACCTGTCGGCGCAGAAGGAAGCCTTTAACGCACTCAAAGAGCAGCTGGAGCGCGCAGACAGCCGCCCCGACTACCGCCAGCGCGCACCGGGCGGCGATGCGCCGGCCGCTCACCTGACCAACTGCTAAGGAGCAGTACACCCCATGAAAAAACAGACCCGTTTTGCCTTTAACGCCTACCTGAGCCAGCTGGCGCGCATCTATTCCGTGGAGGTTGCGGAGCTTTCCAGCAAGTTCAGCGTAGAGCCGTCAGTGGCGCAGACGCTGGAAGACACCATTCAGCAGAGCGCCGCGTTTCTGACGCTGGTTAACGTTATCGCCGTATCCGAACAGTCCGGCCAGCTGCTGGGCCTCGGCGTCGGCAGCACCATCGCGGGCACCACCGATACCGGCTCTAAGGACCGCGAGCCGACCGATCCAACGGCGATGACCGAGACGGAGTACAAGTGCGAGCAGACCAACTTTGACACGGCCATTACCTACGCGAAGCTGGACATGTGGGCGAAGTTTCAGGACTTCCAGACCCGCATCCGCGACGCAATCGTGAAGCGTCAGGCGCTCGACCGCATCATGATCGGCTTCAACGGCGTAAAGCGCGCCAAAACCTCTAACCGCACAGAGAACCCGCTGCTGCAGGACGTCAACAAGGGCTGGCTGCAGAAGCTGCGCGAAGACGCCCCGGACAACGTGATGGGCAGCACCACCACAGACGGCGTAACCACCGCCGGATCGGTGAAGGTCGGCAAAGGCGGTGCATATCTCAACCTGGACGCGCTGGTTATGGATGCGGTTAACGAGCTTATCGATCCCATCTTCCAGGACGATGACGAAATGGTGGTTATCTGCGGGCGTGAGCTGCTGTCTGACAAGTATTTCCCGCTGGTCAACAACGAGCAGGCCAATACCGAAAAACTGGCCGCCGATCTCATCATCAGCCAGAAACGTATGGGCGGCCTGCAGGCAGTGCGCGCGCCGTACTTCCCGGCTAATGCCCTGCTGATCACCCGTCTGGATAACCTGTCGATTTACTGGCAGGAGGACACCCGCCGCCGCTCGGTTATCGACAATCCGAAGCGCGACCGCATCGAGAACTACGAGTCGGTTAACGAGGCGTACGTAGTGGAAGATTACCGCTGCGCCGCGCTGATCGAAAACATCACCATCGGCGACTTTACCGCGCCAGCTGATGCCGGTGCCGGAGCGTAAACCATGAGCATGAGTCCCGCAAGGCAGCACCGCTTGCGCGTTCAGGCTGAGCAGGCCGCCCGCACGGGCGGCTCTGCCCGGCACGCGAACGGCTACGAGCTGATGCTGATGCAGCTGGGTGAAGACCGCCGCCGCCTCAAGGGCATTCAGTCCAACGTCAAAAAAGCCGAAATCAAGGTGGAAGTGCTGCCGAAATATGCCGCCTGGGTAGACGGCGTGCTGGCCGCCGACGGCACGCAGCAGGATGACGTGCTGATGTACGTGATGCTGTGGCGCATTGACGCCGGGGATTATGCCGGGGCGCTGGCCGTTGGCCGCCATGCCCTTAAGCACGGCTGGTCTATGCCGCAGGGGTTTAACCGCAACGTGCAGACCCTGCTGGCTGAAGAGATGGCCGACGCCGCCAGAAATGCCCTGATGGCAGAAAGCGACTTTGATCCTGCCCTGCTGATGCAGACGCTGGAGGCAACCGACGGGCTGGATATGCCGGACCAGTCGCGCGCCCGCCTGCACAAGTCCATCGGCTACGTGCTCACCGGCAGCCAGCCCGTGATGGCCCTGAATCATCTTAAGCAGGCGCTGCAACTCGACGAGCGCTGCGGCGTGAAAAAAGACATTGAGCAGCTGGAGCGGAAAATCCGCAACGCCAGCTGATAACCGGACGTGCCCACGCGCGGGGCGGCACGGGGTGGCGACAGGCTGAGCCTTATCAAAACCCCGTCCACCGCCCAACCTTTTCAGGAGTATCAAGGCTATGGAATTCGTAGCGCCGCAGAAGGCGACGGGAACGCCGGAAATTATCCCTAACAACTCGTTCTGGCCGGACGTCGATCTGGCGAAGTTCAGAGCCGCAATGCGCGTAGACGGCACCGTGACGCCGGAGCGCTTAAAGCAGGTGGTGCTTACCGCTATGGCGGAGGTCAACGCCGAGCTGTATCCGTGGCGCGAGCGGCAGGAGCTGCGCGGGTTTGACACCCTGGCCGACGTGCCAGCGGAGAAGCTGGCCGGTCAGAGCGTACGCCTGCATCACTACATTAACGCGGTGTGGTGCTGGACCCGTGCGGTGCTTAACGAGCGCTATCAGGACTTTGACGCGACCGCCGCTGCGGCGAAGCGCGGCGAGGAGCTGGCCGACACGACCGGCGATCTGTGGCGGGATGCACGCTGGGCCATCAGCCGCGTGCAGAACCTGCCGCACAGCACCGTGGAGCTTATCTGATGAAAGTGCGTGCGCAGCAGTACGACACGGTGGACGCGATCTGCTGGCGTCACTACGGGCGCACGCAGGGCATGACCGAGCAGGTTATACGGGCGAATCCGGGGCTGTCTGAGCATGGCCCCATCCTGCCGCACGGGCTGGAACTGGAATTGCCTGACGTGACGACGACGGCAACCGTGCAGGCCGTCCAGCTTTGGGACTGAACTATGTGGGAACGCACTCGCGCCGGGATCGTCTGGTTTATCGCCGTGGGTATGGCGTGGCTGGGCGACATGTCGCTGAAAGACATTTCAACCGTGGCTGGCCTGCTTATCGGCATTCTGATGGCGGTGATCAGCTGGTACTACAAACGCAAAACCTATCTGCTGCTGGCAAGCGGGCGCATCACGCGGGAGGAATATGAATCTGCAAACCGTTAAGCGCTGCGCCGTGGGCGTGGTGCTGGCGCTGGCCGCCACGCTGCCCGGCTTTCAGCAGCTGCACACCTCCGTGGAGGGGCTGAAGCTCATCGCGGACTATGAGGGCTGCCGCCTGCAGCCGTACCAGTGCAGCGCTGGCGTCTGGACCGACGGGATCGGCAATACGCGCGGCGTGGTGCCGGGTAAATCCATCACGGAACGGCAGGCGGCGGGCAACTTCATCACCAACGTGTTACGCGTCGAGGCGGCACTGGCGCGCTGCGTGGCGGTATCAATGCCGCAGCAGATTTATGACGCGCTGGTGTCGCTGGCGTTCAATGTCGGCACCGGCAACGCCTGCGGATCAACCATGGTGGCGCTGCTGAAACAGGGGCGATGGCGTGAGGCCTGCGGACAGCTGCCGCGCTGGGTGTACGTCAAAGGCGTATTTAATCAGGGGCTGGATAACCGCCGCCAGCGTGAAATGGCGTGGTGTCTCAGGGGAGCGGGCGCATGAAGCGGGTGCTGCTGGCAGCAGCGCTTGCCCTTCTCCTGCTGGCCGTGCTCGGCGTGCAGTCATGGCGGCTCAGCAATGCTCACCACACCATCAGCACGCAGCAGGCGGCGATTGCAGACCAGGGCAAAAAGCTGTCGCAGAAGAACGGCCAGCTGATCGCCCTGAACATTCTTACGCAGACGAACAACCAGGCGCAGACGCAGCTTTATGCCGCCGCCGAGCAAAACGGCAGGCTGCTGCGCGACCGGCAACGCATCATCGAGGAGCTTAAACGTGAAAATGAAGACCTGCGCCGCTGGGCTGATTCCCCTCTGCCTGATCCTGTTGTCCGGCTGCGCCAGAGACCGGCCCTCGCCGGAGGTGAATCTTACCGTGAGTGGCTGTCCCAAAATCACCCGCTGCCAGCTGGACCCGGCAGCGCCGCGAAGTAACGGCGACCTGAACGCCCTGCTGGATGAAACCGAGGCCGCCTGGGCGGCGTGCGCGGACAAGGTCGATACCATTATCAGCTGCCAGGAAAAAGACGATGAACAAGCCGCAGTCCTTGCGAAGCGCCCTGAATAAATCCGTACCCTACGTGGCGGACAATCCCGACCGGCTGCATCTGTTTGTGGATAACGGCGCGCTGGTTGCCACGTCCGCCGCGTCGATCTCATGGGAATACCGCTACACCCTGAACGTGGTGATTACCGACTTTACCGGCGACCAGAACCTGCTGATGGCCCCGGTAATGTTCTGGCTGCGGGAAAATCAGCCGGACGCCCTACAGAACCCCGGCGAGCGGGAAAAGCTCTTCACCTTTGAGGCCGACATCCTCGGCAATGACCGCTGCGACATCAGCATGAACCTGAAGCTGACCGAGCGGGTGCTGGCGCGGGAGGTGGACGGGAAAATGACCATTGAGGCCGTGCCGGAGCCGGACGTGCCGGAGGAGTTCTGGACGGCCCGCCATGGCTGAACTGCATGAGGTTGACGCCTGGCTGGATGCGCTGCTGGCGCAGCTTGAACCGTCGGCTAGGGCAAGGATGCTGCGCGAGGTCGCGCGCGACGTGCGCCGCATTCAGCAGGCGAACATCACGGCGCAGCGCGCCCCGGACGGCACCGCATGGGAACCCCGCCGCGCCACGGCCCGCACGAAGCCGGGCCGGATCCGGCGCAAGATGTTTGCGAAGCTCAAGACCACAAAGTACCTGAAG